ATTAGATATTTACACAAAAACATACGCAGAATCAAGCGAATATGTTAGACAATATTTATTTAAGTTAATAAATAATCCACTATTAAAAATTGTAGTTCCATATAATGGACAAGAAATAGTACAAGTAGCGTATATCAGAGTATTAAGCACTATATCTGATACAAGTGATATACCTCAACATCTATTCCAAGGACAGTTCACGCGCTGGACAATTCAAATGGAAATACAAGATGCCTTCTTATTTGATGTTCCATATAAACGAAATTGGAAAATATACTGTGAGGATGAACTTGTTGATCCAAAATATTACAGTGTATTAGAAATTGCTGAGACGGTAACTACCCCAGAGGTTGAAGAAAGTGAGGCTTTTAAACTTAACTTTCAAAAGCCACAATCATAATTTAGATTTAATCATAAATTATTTGCTAAATTAATTGATGATTAAGATTATTTAATCAAAACTAAGTATACATTACAAAGGTTAAAAAGGAGAACAAAACATGCCAAAAAGTATTATAAGAGAATTTGACAATTCCAACACCGGCATTACTTTATCTTCAAGCTTTGCAGTTGTCGTTCCTGGTTATATGGGAATAGAAGAAACTAAAAAGTCAGTTGATGAAGCTGTTGAAGCTGGAATCTACATTGGTGGCAATTATGATAAAGATAAGCAAACCTATGTCAATGGCGTTTACAGATTAGCTTCTACAAGCCAATTTAAAAAGTACATTGGTGCTTTTAAAGGTAAGAAAGAAGAAGCTACCGCTCCTACCGTAGAGCTTTTCTATCAAGAAGCTGAAGGCTTAGACAAGTTTAGAAGCGCTCTTACAGTTTCACAATTTACTGAAGCTATTGCCGCTGGTTATAATTTTTATAAAGGCATTGATATTATAGAAGGTGAAACTGGCTTCGGTAAGAAAGGTAAACTATTAAAAACATTTACCACTGAAGAATTAGGCATTGAGGATACGAAAACTGTAAAATTTATTTATGCGCCAATTGAAACACTTTATGATGATTTAAATGACGGCACAACAACTCATGCCTATTATAAAATCAAAGCCGGTAGTGAAGGTGCTGATGAAGTTCCTGAACAACACATTGGTAACCAAATAGCTTGGGAACTATTAAAGCTTGGTTATACAGTTTTATTTAAGAAATTAAATAAGGTTGAAAGCGATGGCACAGTTAAGAGTGCTACTGCTCAATTAAAAGAACCAGAATTCTGGGAAGCTTTCAAAAATAAGTCAACATATCAATTCCGCTACTTAACAACTGGTGGTTGCTATGATGCTAGCGTTGCAGACCAGTTAGCTGCTATTGCAAACTTCAATAATAAAGTTACAGTTGAAGAAGCTGATACTCTTGGCAATGAATGCGGTCGTGGCGATATTATTGCATTATTAGACCTTGATGAAAATTATAAACAACCAGTTGTTAACCCAGATACTGGCGCTATCATTGGATATAAGAAATCTATGGTAGAAGCTATTACACAAGAAGAATTAGTTGCTGCTACAGGTCGTGCAGCAAAAGCTTTACCTGACAGTAAATATGTTGCAATCTTTGGTCCAAATGTTATTTATAATATGGAACCAGAAGAAGACTTTGGTGATAATTTAAAATTCCCTGCTTCATTCCACTATTTAGTTTGTGCAATTAACGCACAGCAAAGATATTCTGAATGGTATGCTGTTGCTGGTTATGACCGTGGCGTTGGTTCATTATCAATTGCTTACCCAACCATTACATTTGGTGAAATTGCAATTAACACACTAGCTCCTAGAGTTATTAATAGCTTTACAGATAGAGCCGTTAACCTCATCTTAAGTGAAAGAGGTAACTACTATATTTGGGGAAATAGAACGTCTGCCAAATTAGATGATAAAGGCTTAAAGTTCAGTCACTTCTTAAATATCAGACAACTTTGCTGCACATTGAAGCAAGAATTATATCAAGCTACAAGAAGATTTACATTTAATCCTAATTCAGATATTCTTTGGGTGGATTTCGTTAATACAATTACGCCAACATTAGATAATATGAAGGCTAACCAAGGTATTAAAGATTATAGAATCACCAAAGTTAAAACAGACTTAAAAGCATTAGTGGTTGCTCGCATCAGAATTGTTCCTATTGAAGCCTTAGAAGACTTTGATATTAGTATACACTTAGAAGATTCATTAACTGGCACTGTGCTAAGCGTTGATGAAGAATAGTTATAAAGGAGATATAGAAGATGCCTATTACAAATTTTCCTAAAAACGGTCAAAAGGTAACTCCAGCTGAAAACTGGGATCAAAGCTTAAATACTGAGCACATTAGTAATAACCTTACTGGTTATGAAGCTGCCAGAAGCTCATTCTTCATTTTTCAGGTAAGTCCAGAAGAATTACAAAATTTATTACCACCGGATATTGCTCCTAGTGAAGATGACAAAGATAATTACTATGACAGCAAGACTGTTTCAGATTATCTAAGATTAAATGTTGTTAAAGCAAGCATTCCATCATTCACCGTTGAAGCTGTACCATACAGACGTGGTAATGATGTAGTCAAGTATGCTGGTGTTCCAACATTCAATGATGGTAGTATTACTGTAGATGATGTTGTTGGACTTCACGTTAAAGATATGCTTTATGCTTGGTTATATCTCGCATACAACCCAAATACCCGTATGGGTGGTCGTATGGCTGAATATAAGAAAAAAGCTACATTAATGGAGTATACACAAGACTACCAATTAATCAGAACTTGGACATTAGAAGGTTGCTTTATTACAGGAATCGAAGAATCTCAATTCGACAGAGAAAATGACGAAAAGAGACAACTCTCAGTAAGTATCTCATATGATAGAGCTACAATGAAACCTGAGCATGAATCATTCTAGTTTATACAATAAAATTAATTAAGAAAGCACATTATTATAATGTGCTTTTATTTTAACAAAAAAATAAATTTATTAAATTTATTTTTCTTTTATGTGCTAAATTATATGAATACGGCGTATGTAAAATACTCCATATGAAAGGAAAAACTTATGGGAAGAAAAAAGATTGACCGAAGCGATAAAATTATGCAAACGTTTGAGACATCTATTCCTTTAAAGAAAAGACTGCAAGAACGCGCTGAAAAGCAAGGAATTACAGTATCTGCACTTATTAGGAATATATTAGAAACCTTTTTTGAAGAACATAGAAATTAATTAGTAAAGGAGCAAAACTATGGCAGAAGAAAGACAAACAAAGTACACAATTGCAGAAGGCTACGAATTACCATCAAAAGGAAAAATTTATAATGTTCCTGTTGACCCACACGTAGAATTAAGAAGCATGACTGCAAGAGATGAGATGAAAAGATTATCTCCATCATCTACTCAATTTAAAAAATTAGCAGATATCATTGAAGGCTGCATGATTGAAAAGCCTGCTGTTCATGTTTATGATATGGCTTTAGGAGATTATGAATTCTTACTTCACAAACTAAGAACAGTTACTTATGGGCCGGAATATAAAATGAATATTCAATGCACCCACTGCTATGAGACTTTTGAAGAAACTGCAAGCTTAGAACAATTACAAGTAATAGATTTCGATGAAGCTAAATTTAATTCATTAAGATCATTTAAGTTACCAGTGTCTGGCGACACAGTTAAAATTAGATTTCAAACTCCAAGAATGCTTGATGATATTGAACTACAAGTAAAAGAAGCTAAAAGAAAATTTAAGACTGCTGAAATTGATTTCGATACTATGTTTTTATTAAAAAACACTATTGAAGAAGTTAATGGAACACCTCTTGATCCAACAAGCATGGAGACCTATATAAATAAGCTTCCAGCTAAGGATATGATGAAAATCTTAAATAATATTAATGAACTAAACGGCTGTGTGGGATTAGATAGCACATTAGTAGTAGACTGCCCACATTGTGGAGGAGAGGTAAAAACGTTTTTTCGTTTTGGACCAGAGTTTTTTAGACCCTCAAACATATAAAGACGGTCAACCTTACGGACCTAAACGATACAAGGAAATCGTTTATGAATGTTGGTATATTAGTGATCAATTGCACACAAGTTATGCAGATGTATTAGATTTAAGTTATCAAGAACGATTATACTTGATTGAATATATAAATGCTAAAGCAAGTGCTCAACAAAAAGCAATAGCACAAATGCAACAAAACTTTGCAAACAAAAATCACAAGTAATTAAAATTCGGAGGAAAGCTGAATGGCAGATGGTATTAGAGAATTTGGCAGTATAGGCGGTAGTGGCGAAAGAGGCGGCTCCTATGGAGGCTCTAGCTCTTCTCTTTCTGAGTTTTTATATACTCTCCAAAAATATGAAGCAGATACACTTTCAGCTGAAGAAAAATTACAGCAATTAAGAATAACTAATGTTGAAAATTTAGGAAACCTAAGAAAATCTCAGCAAAAGCAACTTCTTGAAGAAATGGCTACTCAGGAGTCAATTCTTATTGATGAAATAAAGCAGAAAAAATTAGATGCTTTACAGGAAGAATATAATACTGAGCTAGCACTTGCCGCTGAGCTAGGTGAAGAGGAATATAAAGCTCGTAAAGGCTATACGATAGATGAGTATAAAGAAAGAGCTAAAAAGCAAAAAGAACTCATCAATAATGAGGCAAAGGCCAAAAAGGCTCAACGAAAGATAGAAGATGCCGAAAAGGCAAAGCAAGCTAAAAAAGATGCAAAAGCTGCTTACAAGAATTTCTTATCATCTGGAAAGCCTTTAGAACGTATTGGTAAAGCATTTTCAGAAAAAATTTATAAAATAGATGAAAATGGAAATAAAGTTGAAGCCGGTCGTGGCGCCACCGCTGCCGGCAGACTGGTAAACCTTGTTAACGTTTTAGGTGATTTAACACGACAACTAGATAGCACAATCGAAAAAATCGGTGGATATAAAAGTGCTATTGATACCCGTTTACAGGGGTCTAAGATGTCAAAAAACTGGGCAGGTTCTTACTGGGAACAAATGTCTAGTGATATTACCGGTATTGCAGCTGTATCGCCATTTATTAAACAAAGTGCAATAGCCGATAGAATCAATGAATATGTTTCTCAAGGTATTGCATTCAACGTTGAACAAAGAGCGGTTATCCAAGAATTATCCGGAAAGATTGCTACTACATTTAATGCAGCTAATGGCACACTTTTAAGATTAATTCGTGTGCAACAACAAGATTCTACTGCTGCACGTTTAGGCATGGAGTCTGCATTGACTGCGTTCTTAAATAACATGTATGAAACAACTGAATACATGAGCAGTATAGCCAATTCCGTTAAAGGTAGCTTAGAAGAAGCTATGTCATTAATGTCTGGTGAAAATGCGCTATCATTTGAGTATCAAGTTCAAAAATGGTTAGGTTCATTATACTCTGTAGGTATGTCCGACCAATCAGTTCAAAGCTTAGGTAGTGTTTTAGGAAAAGTTGCAGCAGGCCAACTCGAAGCTATCACTAGCGGCGGGCAAGGAAACTTAGTTATTATGGCTGCAAACCAAGCTGGTTTAAATATATCAGATATTTTAACTAATGGCTTGACTGACTCAACAACTAATGAATTAATGAATGCTATGGTAGACTATTTAGCAAAAATTGCTAAAGACGCCGGAGATAGCAGAGTTATTCAACAACAAATGGCTCAAGTTTACGGAATGACAGCTTCAGATTTACGAGCAGCTGTTAATCTAGCAAAATCTACTGGAGCAGTATCAAGAGATGGTTTAAATTATGCCACAGCTATTGGCCGACTTACAACAATGGCCAACACATTGCACCAAAGAACAAGCATGGGTGAAATGATGAACAATATGTGGGACAATGTAAAATATACAATGTCTGCAGGTATTGCAAGCAATCCAGTATTATATGGTATTTATAAAATAGCTAATATGTTATCAGATACCGTTGGTGGTATTGATATTCCACTTCCACTAGTTATGGGTTCTGGTATGAATATGGGCTTAAACGTAGCTAATTTAATGAGAGTTGGAGCATTAAGCGGCGGCATATTAAGTAATATAGGTAATATTATCGGTGGGCTTGGCAATAGCTTTAATGGCGCAGCAATGCTAAATAGACTTGGAGTTACTGGAGGCCTTACCACTGTAACACGCGGCACCGGCGCTGGATTAGCCACGACTGGTGGAGCATCTGTATCTCAATCTGGTAGCATGATAGGTAATTCAAGTGGCAGTGACGTCCAAAGCAAAACAATGACTGACGCAACAGATTCCGCTAAAGCCGAGGTTGCACAAGCATCAGAAGAAGATGACCAAACAAAATTAAAAGACATTAGATCAGACGTTCTAGATATTTATCATTTATTACAGACAATAGCTAATGGCAGCACAACAATTAGAGTTGACGTTACAAATCCAGAACTAAAAGTTAGCACTCTAATATAGGAGGTATTTTAATGTTTAAATTCAATGAAACAAATACATTTACCGGCTATTTAAAACAGCTACTTACTTCTTTTAACTTACCAAAGTATAGAGTCTATACTTCTGAACAACGAAAATATCATGAAGACTTTATTAATAACTATCAAAACCATTTAAATAAAATAAAGGCTTTAGAAGAAGAAACGGCTCTTTTGAGAGAAATAATTAATGATACTAATAATTTGGTCACAGAAGCTGAAAAAACAGCTGCTACGGCCAGATTAGCTGAAGCACGTAAAGAACTATTAGCTGAGCAAAAAATAACGCCAGAATTAAATGTATTACCGACTATTTACAGAAATGATGCACCTGAGTATAAGGATAGAGGCAAACAAGTTGATTATCCAAAACGTATGCGCTATATTCCTTACATCAAAGATGGTAAAATACAGGAATACTCACCTCAAATGGAAAACGGTCAAATCGTAGGCTATTCTCCTGATGACTGGAAAGTTTGTCATGCTGAATTTGGAAAAGACCATGATAAGCTTCATATAGTTGGCGCTGGTCCACTTAAAATTAAAGGCTATTATTATGGCATAAAAGACCGTAATTATACAAAAAAATTAAAAATACAAAATAATATTTATGACTCTTATACACATGAGTATCTTGGCGACTATCTAAGATTTCAAAGAGATTTTAGAAATATAAATTTAATGCCTCTTTATAATTGTTTCAGTAATAGAGTTTGCCCAAGATTAGACATAAGCTTTAAAATAGATGATTATACTGCAAAGTTTAATACAGAAGACAAACATTATAAGATTTATATGGTGCCTATTAAATTATTCAAGCAGTATACTATTGCGATAGATAGCGGCGCAGCCGTTGAAATGTGCTGCGGCTTATATGGCCAATATCAAGAAGAAGATAGTAAATATTTAAATATCTCAAAAAATACTTACATGTGCTTCAGCAATATGCAATTTAGAACGCCAGTCTTATATACAAAAGTAGAAAATCTTAATGAGTTTTTAACTGCAGAAAATGAAACAGAATTAGCACAGCAAGAAGAAAAACTTAAGCTATTTATTAAATTACCAGCTAACGTTGAATCTTCAATAGTTGTTCTTGAAGGCGACTACACAGCCTATAATGATACAATGATATTAAATAGAATTGATCATGATCGCTGTGATACTGCCACGCAGAAAAAGTTTTATGCAGAGCATCCAGAAATGAAAGTATATAGTGCTGCTGTATCAAAATATCTTATAAAGCCATTCGTTATTAACTCTGAGCGAAGAGATTTAACAGTTGCCCAACAAACAGAATTAACAGCTATTTTGGCTGGCATACCAAATGTATCTTTAGATTATTATACCAAAGTATTGCATGGAACGTTACCTAGAGAATACTTGTTACCCGATATGCCAGAAGTTACAGCGGATATGTTGACGAAATTATCATTTTATGTAAATGAATTATATAAAGTTGGTGGTTTAAATGATAAATTAAAATCTGCTTATGGCAAAAAGAAAATACCAGTTAGACTTACTAACCATACTGTTCTTAGCTTTGACGGCGACTATGAATTACAATTAAAAAATTTAATTACCCCATTACAATTATTAAGAACAAATACTGGTATTAGCTATCCTTTTGCAGATAGACTAATAGAATATCTTATAGGCAATGCAATTACTCCAGCAGATGAAATTTATGATAATATTGAGCGCGCTAAGGTCGTTACAATTCACAATACAAATAAAGCAAGCATAAATTTAATTAATGATGGGCTTTGGGTTCCTGGTTTACAATTAATATATTATAATTATATTAACGAAAATCATAATGTGAATGACATAAATCATGATATATTAGGCTTTGTTGATAAAGACGTTGAAAAATATTATGCAGATAAAGCTGCGAATACTATCTCAAGTATAAATATATATGATGGTATTAATGATACGGACAAATGGGAGGATTAATATATGGCTACTACTCGTGTATTAGATGATAATTATATTTATATTTCTCACCTAGATGAAGGATTTCAATTTTGAAAGCTACCTACTTGACCTGATGCAATATCAGACCGCATGCAATCAAGCTTCCAACAAACTAATGCCTTAGGCAGAACT